GACGTGCGGAGACGGGCGGGGTACGCGACGGCCGCGGTGGTTGCGGTCGTGCTCGTGCCCTGGGCTTATGCCATGTCTGCGTGGATAAAGCCCCTCCCACTTCCGCTTTGGCTCTCAGCGCCGATAGGCATGAACCTCACGCTCATGCTCGAGTTTGCGGGTGTGCCCGCTGCATATGTCGAAGAAATGACAACGCGTCTTTTCCCCGGCACACGCGAGGGCATTGTGGGAGCTGAAATCGTGAACCGCTATGTGCAAGGGTTCGTTTGGGAATGGCAACTCATTCCGAACCTTGTGCATTTTATTGCGCATCACGTGAGCCTCGGACCTGCGGTCACCCTTCACGCAGCCTACAATGCCATTGTCACGTCTCAATGCGAAGTCGAGGTGCGCGCCCACACTATTTTGGGCGCGCCCGTCGTCGCGAGGCCTGGCATGCGCACCTATGACATGCGCGTCGGGCCAGCCCGGTACCCGGCTTATCTTTGCCATGCAACGCTCGGGGTCGTCGAAAGAACGACTGTAGTGATCTTTGGCCGTCGCTACGTAGTCTCTGAGACGCTTAAGACCCGCGAGTCGTACTTCTGCCCGGAACTTTACGCCCATTGTTTGAGCATTCGCTCTGGGTGTTCTGCTGCTGACGACGCCGAAACGATACGCACGCGCGTGGCCGGCGTGGCACGCTCCTTTAATGCCTTGGACGCAGACCGCTATACACAGCATCTGCCCTGGGTGCATGATACAGTTGAGCATGCCATCCTGACTTTGCAATTGCGTCTTTGCAACGACGTCGTCCAAAAACCTGTCGCGTCACTCACCGGCTATACCGGCTGTGAAGTTACTGAGAAACGCCCGTCTTCTATACCATTCATGGTGTCCTTCGTTTCCAATGTCGACCAGAGTGTCGATGCCGCCAAACCACTTGCGGCTCAGTTGTTCGCGACACCAACGGCCATCCCCCCGAAACCCCACCCGCACGACCTCCGCTCTCAGGTAGCGGCCGTCAGCAAGCGGATTGGGCGCCGCATGCCTGTCGCCGATGCCCGGCAGCTCCGTGCGCTTAGGCGATTTACCCTCGCCTTTTGTGCACGGCGTCTCCGGCCCATGGACCCTGAGACCGACCTGTCTTTTGAGACTTGGATCGAGAACGGCAATTACCCGGGGCCACGCAAAGCTGAAATGCGGCGCGTGAACGAGTGGCTAGTCAATGGCCATCTCCAACCGCGACACTACCGATGCCACGCCTTTATTAAGGATGAGCACCTCGCGGAATATAAATTTCCCCGTATTATCGCTTCCCGCAGCGACGCTTTCAAATGCACATACGGGCCTGCCGTGGCAGCTCTCGAGAAGAGCATCTACAAACAACTCGACGAGACGGTTAAATACGTTCCTGTGCCGGAACGGCCTGCCTACATTGCCGAGCGTCTCGGGCATTTGCCCGGGAGCTTCGGCGAAACGGATATGACTTCCATGGAGGCAGTACATACGCGGCGGCTGATGCTTGCCACGTCCATACCCGTCTACACGTGGATGACCCAAGGACATCCCCTAGCGCGTCAGCGCCTTAAAGGGTACGTCCGCGCCGTCACGCGTGGTAACGTTGTCGAATTCCGCCGAGGTCGGCGCGCGCTCTACCGAGTGAGTTTCGCGACCGCCATGTTAATGTCTGGGGAGATCGACACGGGTCTACGGAATGTATTGGTGAACATTCTTGTGGCACGCTTCATCGTCTGGTTGCGGGACCGGGCACGAGGCGGTACCGGGGAGGTAGCCTTCGCGCCTTGGGG